GTCTCCCCCGACGAATGGCGCCCTATCACGAGCCAACCATAACTCCCATAACTCCCATAACTCCTATTTTCAACTCCTATTCCATTTGTCCCCCCCCTGTCCTACCAAACCCCACTCTCCGGAATCGCCACCTTCCGCACCACCTTCCCCGCCAAACTCTGGAACTCCGTTGCCGGCCTCTTCTCTTCCTCATCCAGCAACTGGGCCAGCGTATGCTTCGGCTTCCCCTTGTCATCGCGTTCCGCCAGCTTCCCCTCAATCCACCGCCCCACCTGCAACGCGCATAGATCCAGTTGATACGCCTCCCAACTCGTCGGCGCCAACCCCAGCAGACTACTTGGCCTTGCGCCGTAACTCACCGCTAACGAATGGAGCTTCCACATCTCCCGTTTGTTCGCGACGAAAGGGCTTCAACTTCTCCCCCGGCTCATTCGCCCAGGTGAACACGGCCAGCCGATCAAACATCGGCAATTCCGTCGCCTGTAACCCTGTCGGCGCCACAATGCACGCCGAACACACCAAATTAATCACCCCGGCGAACTCTTTGAACTCATCCAGCTTCACCACCCGGATCTGCTGCCCCGCCTGTGTCCCCATCAACTTCTCAATCTGCGGCTGCAACACCTGCGGAATCTCCCCCCGCTCCGCCAGATCCATCACCCCCACGCGCTTCACCCGAATCTCCAACCCACTCGGCAAAGTCGCCTCTTCCCCCGCCGCCTGCACCCGGCGCCATTCCTCTAACTGCATCTCATCTCCTCATCAACCAATAACCAATCACGCATCACGCATCACGCATCACGCATCACGAATCACGCATCACGAATCACGCATCACGCCCCACTAGCTCGTCGGCAAGTTACTCGCACTCTCATCCTGCACAATCTCATACAGCGACCCCGCCCCCGGGTCGATGGCGATGCCAGAGCACTTGGTCATAAAGAACTCACCGTCCTTAAACTCCCCCTCAACCCCCTCGGTGAGCTTGCACTTGAAGAGCTTGACGTGAATATCATCCGTCGCGTTGTCCCCAACGCTCTTGCCGTAAATCTTAAAATACGGCATATTATCCCCCGCATTCGCGCTCATCGTCAGCGTCCGATTCGGCGTCGAACCCGCCGTCACATTCGTCCGCCCCGTCATAATCGCCAACGCCTCCAGGCTAATCCCCCCCGCCTCAATACTCCACTCCACCGCATCCGTAATCGCCACCACACTCACCGTCGCGTCATCCCCCCGCAACTCCCCGCTCGTCAACCGCTCCTTGAAACTAAGCGTCAACCCCGACGGCAGATCGACCTGCGTCGTCCCACCAATATTGGTCACCTTCAAATCCCGTAGCCCAAACGGCTTATCACCATACCCAGCCATCTTCAAACCCTCCTAAAATCAAATCACCCAATACCCAATGCACATAACTCCCATAACTCCCATAACTCCTATCCACCCCCAAAACCACCGACCGACAACAAAGACTTATCAGCTCAACACCCCTGCCGTCTCCCGCTGCACCACCTGATACACCTGCCCACTACTATTCGGCACCCCCACCCCACTGCACCGGCTCACCAGAAACTCGCCATCCCCAAAAGCCCCCTCCAACCGCGTCACCTTCGCATTCAGGATCTGACACCGCACATCATCCCCCGCATCCCCAACACTCCGCCCATACACCCGGAAATACGGAAATTCATCCCCCCCCGTCGCCGTCAACGTCGTAATGCGATTCGGCGTCGTCCCCGTCTCCGTCGCCGTCCGCCCACTCAACCGCGCCCACGCCGCCAGGCTAATCCCCCCCGCCTCCAACTCCCAATCCACCGCGATCACAAAAGCCCGCACCGCCACCACCTCCCCCTCCGCCAAAAACTCCTCCGCGCTAACGCGCTCCTGGAAGCTCAGCGTCATCCCCGCCGGCAACGCCACCCCATTCGCCCCCGCCGTGTCATACGTCATCAACTGCCGTAACCCGAATGACTTCTCCCCATACGCCATCTACTCTACAACTCCTATAACTCCTATAACTCCCCTAACTCCCATCTATCCTACCCGTCCGACTTCTCCGCCTCCCCACCATCCCCCGCCACACTCGCCACAATAAAGAAATCCCCCTCACTCAACAACACCCGGAGCAACGTCGCATCCTCCACCGCCGCCATAAAATCATTCCCCGCATTCCACTCCACCACCCGCACCTCATCCCCGATCCGCTCCTCCACAATGCGCCGCCCGGCCAGCCCCGTATACCGCAGCAACGTCCGCACATTCCGCACCCGTGTCTGCACCACCCCCACTTGCGCCATCTCGTCTCTCCTGTCTCGTGTCTCCCTACCGCCCCATATAACAAACATACCGCCCAATCGCCAACGCACAATTCAACGCCTGGTCATTCATCCCCAACAGCGTATTCGCATGGCGCACCTCAAAATTTCGCCGCCCATCCGTCGGCGTCAACACCCGCCGATGCAACAGATCATACGCCCGCCCCTGCGCCGCCTGAATCGTCTCATGCCCAAACCGCTGATAAAAATAAATCACCACATACAGCGCGCTGCTCTCCCGGTGCGGCCCAAACGGCGTCTCATTCTCCATCTGCACCAACGCACAGGGTCGCAGCTCCTTATTCCCATCAAACGCCGACGGCGTATTCTGCCGGCTAATCTCCTGCACCAGTTGCCCATTGTGAATCCCGCCCGGCAGCAACCCCACCAGCGTCCCATCGCCCCTGAGCCGGTCCCAAATCGCATTCACCATGATCAGACACTCAGTACCAAGACATTGGCCGCCGCGCTACAATCCACATACACCTTGCCATCATCCTGCCGAAAAATCGAAGCCAACGGATACACCACCGACTTCGCCGTCGCCACCACCACCGTCGCATCCGGCACCACCACCGACTTCGCCGCATACGCCGCTGGCTGTGGCACCTTAAACGTATACGTCACCGACCCACCCGTCGCATTCCTCAACACCACCAGGTCGCCGGCATCATAATCGAATGTCACCCCATTGTCCGCCCCCACCCCCAGCGTCGCATAGGTCGCATCCGTCAAATTCAACCCATTGTTCCCAATCGCCTGCGCCGTAATATTTGTCCGCGCCATCTACCCTCCTCGCTGCTCTACGGTTGCACTACCGTAATCAAACCCGCCACATCACAATCCACCGCCACCAACCCATCCCCCTGCACAAAAATACCACTCAACGGATACAACATCGTCCGCGCATTCGGCACCGTCAACCCCTTCGCCGCGTACCCATCCGGCGTCGGCACCTTAAAGGTAAAGGCCGCCGTCGCTCCGGACGTGTTCCGCACAATCACCAACGCCCCCGGTCGATACGCAAACTCCACCCCATTATTCGCCCCCACCCCCATCGTCGTAAACGTCGCCCCCACAATCACATCCAGCCCGCCCGCCGGAATCCCCCCCACACCAATCGCCGTCCGCGCCATCCCATTCTCCTCACCCTACCAATCGTTCCCTCCCCAACCTGTGGAGAGCCAGGGCGGTGTCTACCCAAAAATATCATTCAACATCGCATGAAGCTGCGGCAAATGGCTCTCAATCGTCCGCATCACCACCCCATACCGCCCCCCATGCGCCAACTCCAAATACACCCCATAATCAATCACCGGCCCATGACTCAAATAAATAATCACCATGTGCCTAGCCAAATCCGCCTCACTCGTCCCAAACAACCCGCTACGCGCATTTCCCGTCCGGTCCGTCCACGCCGCGTTTTGCTTCGCCGCCCCCTCCATCATCGTCGCCAACCGCTGCGCCACCGCCGCCACCGCAATCAACACCCGCTCCCCATACCGCTCAATCGCCCTCGCCAGCAGATCTGGCGGCGTCCGCCACACCAACACCGGTTGCGGCATACAACCACCCCCACCCCTCCTGGGGCCGCATCCGCCGCCCCGTATGCACCCGCTCCACCCATTGCACCCACCGCCGCCACTCCATCAACCACCCCCGATTCTCCACCACCCGCCCAATCTTCTCTACCCCATTCCCCCCATCCATCCCATCCATCCCCTAACTCCCACCCGTCCTACTCGTCCCACCCGTCCTACCCATCCGACAATCCCCTACTCAATCGCCGTCGCCTCCACCATCGTCCCCGCCCGCCGATTCGGTCGCACAAACTCCACCTCATACAAAATCCCATTGTATGTAAAGCGGTCAGCCACCTGCACATCCAACCCCCCCCCCCCCCACCCCACCACCCCCCGTGTGGCCGGGGGCGCCCCCGCCCAAA